TGGCGCTGCGCGACGTGCTGGCCGCACCGGATGACCTCGCCGTCAACCCTGATATCCTCGACGCCCGGCTTGGCGGTGCCCCGGCGCAGGCAATTGCTGGTCCGGTGGCGCTGTCGCCCGATGGTCGCCAGCTCCGCATCAACGGCGGCCCACCCATTCCCTTCAGGTCAGATGACCAGATCGCCGCCATCCGGAAGCTCGTCAACGCCTACCGACGCGGAGAGCGGCTTCGCATTGGAGAGCTAACCGACCACGGCAGCCTCGCCCGCTTGTTCGGCAGAAAGAAGTGGGGCCTGCTCCAGCCCCACATCATCACCGTGAACGGCCTGTGGGGCTTCGACCTGTAGGCCGTTTTCTCCCTTTTCTTCTCCCGATCGCCGGCTCGTTCTTCTCCCTTTTGTGACTCGATCTTCCTCGCAGTTGTTCGAGGGAAGTCGCAATGCCCGTCAGGCACCTGCACCAGGCCGAGCTGGCCCGCCGCTGGAATGTCAGCCCCCGCACGTTGGAGCGCTGGCGCTGGATCGGCCAGGGGCCACGCTTCCTGAAAATCGGCGGCCGCGTCGCCTACCGCATCGAGGACATCGAGGCGTTCGAGGTCGCCCAGCTGCGCACCTCCACCGCCGGCATCACCGACAACCGCCCGGCCGCCTGACCGCACCCGGCTTTGCTGCCGGGTCTTCCGAGGAATGCAACACCGCCGCGAGGCGGAAACACTCGGACGGACAGCTCCGCCGCGTCGGGGCCCGGCAGAACCTCCATCGACGGACGAGGAGCGCGACGACCAAGGAGTCACGCTTCCATGTTCAAGACCAAGCCGATGCTCGACCGGCTTCGCGAGACCCACGGGACGGCCGCGCTGCCCGACTCGATTGACACCACCTTTCTCGGCGAGTTCGGCCAGCCGATCCACAAGCCGATCGCCCAGGCCAGCATCGACGACATCGCGTTCGCGATCCAGGCGCTGGAGGACGACAGCAGCGTCGCCTACCGCCGCCTGAGCGCGCTGCGCCAGCTCCACGAGCGGGCACGCCGGGCCGGTGGCCTGGGGGCGGAGCTGGCCGTCGAGGCGGCGCTGCGCAACCAGGAGGGCGGCCGGTGAGCGCGCCCTTCATGCCCGCGCAGCCCGGGCGGCTGCGCATCATCGGTGCCGACGAGCGCCTGGCCGAACGGCGGGGGATCAAGGGCGTGCTGGCCGGTCCCTCCGGCATCGGCAAGACCAGCCAGCTGTGGTCGCTGGACCCGGCGGCGACGCTGTTCGTGAACCTGGAGGCCGGCGAGCTCGCGGTGGCGGGCTGGCCCGGCGACGAGGTCCGCGTGCGCGACTGGGATCTGGCGCGCGACATCGCCTGCTGGATCGGCGGGCCGAACCCGGCGATGCGCGATGACCAGCCGTACAGCGCCGCGCACTACGCGCGGGTGTGCGACGCGTTCGGCAGCCCGGCGCAGCTGGCGAAGTACGCAACGATCTTCGTCGACAGCATCACCGTCGCCTCGCGCCTCTGCCTGCAATGGTGCAAGGGCCAGCCGCAGGCGATGTCGGACCGCAGCGGCAAGCCCGACCTACGGGGCGCCTACGGCCTGCTCGGCCAGGAGATGATCTCCTGGGTCACGCACCTGCAGCACGTGCCGGATAAGAACGTCTGGCTGGTCGGGATTCTCGACAAGAAGCTGGACGACTTCAACCGGCCGTTCTTCGCGCTGCAGGTCGAGGGCGCCAAGACCGGCCTGGAACTGCCCGGCGTGGTCGACGAGCTGATCACGCTGGCCGAGCTGCGCACCGAGAAGGGCGAGCCGTATCGCGCCTTCATCTGCACGACGCTGAACCCCTTCGGCTATCCGGCGAAGGACCGCAGCGGCCGGCTGGGCACGATCGAGGAGCCGCATCTCGGCCGACTGATGGAAAAGATCCGCCGGCCGCTGGCTGCACCGCCGACGGCGCAGTTCCAGGTCGCGCTGCCCGCGGCCGAGACCGCCCCCACCACCAGCACGACGGCGCAGGAGGGCTGAGCCATGTCAGGTAGCTTCACGCACGACTTCAATGGCGCCGAGGCGCAGCAGAACGCCTTCGAGCTGATCCCCGCCGGCACGCTGGTGAAGGTCCGCATGACCATCAGGCCCGGTGGCGTCGGGCCCGAGGGCTGGGTGACGCAGAGCCGCACCAGCGACGCGCAGTACCTGAATACCGAAGCGGTGATCGTGGAGGGGCCGCACGCGCGTCGGCGCATCTACACGCGCATCGGCCTGAAGGGAAAGGGTGCACAGGGTGCCGACGATCCCTACGGCAACCGCGGCCGCGCCCTGATCCGCGGCATCCTGGAGAGTGCCCGCGGCGTTGCCTCGAAGGACTCGTCCGACCGCGCCCGAGCCGCGCGCACGATCCGCGGCTACGGCGACATCAACGGGATGGAGTTCCTGGCCCGCATCGGCGTCGAGAAGGACAAGGACGACCCGCGCGGCCCGGGCCGCAACGTCATCGCCGCGGCGATCGGGCCCGAGCACGCGGAGTATGCCGGCCTGATGGGTGCGGCACCGGCACAGCCGGCGTTGCCCAGCCCGGCTGCGCAGCCCGCCGCCGGTGGCGCACCGCCCTGGGCTGCCGCACAGCCGGCCCAGCCCACGCAGGCGGCCCCTGCGGCGAACGCGCCGTTCTGGGCGCGTTGACGGGGGGAGGCACGCGATGATCCCCCGTGACTATCAGCGGGCGGCTGTGGATGCCGCCCGCGCCAAGACCGCGGCGCACGGCAACACGTTGGTCGCCCTGCCGGTCGGCGCCGGAAAGACCGCCGTCGCCGGCTTCTACATCGGCGAGGAGGCGACGGCGGAACCCACCTCCCGCTTCCTGGTGCTGCAGCACACCGACGAGCTGATCGAGCAGAACCGCGCGACCATCGGCCGCGTTGCCGGCCTGCCTGCCTCGGTGGTCAAGGCCGAGCGGGACGACTGGTCCGGCCAGGTGGTGTTCGGCAGCGTGCAGACGCTGGCGCGCACCGCGCGCCGCGCCCGCATGGCGCCGCTGTCGCACCTGGTCATCGACGAGTGCCACCGCGCGGCCGCCGACAGCTACCAGGCCATCATCGCCGATGCCCGCGCCGCGAACCCGAAGATCAAGCTGCTGGGCCTGTCGGCGACGCCCGAGCGCGGCGATGGCCGCAGCCTGCGCAAGACCTTCTCCAACATCGCCTTCCACCTGCCGATCTCCGCGCTGATCGCCCAGGGCATCCTGGTGCCTCCCCGCACCTTCACGATCGATGTCGGCGTCTCCGACGACCTCGACCAGGTCCGCGCCACGGCCGGCGATTTTGACATGGACGCCGCCGCCAAGGTGCTGAACCGCGCCGTGGTCAACGAGGCGGTCGTCGAGCATTGGCGCGAGCGGGCCGCGGATCGCCGGACGATCGCCTTCTGCGCCACGGTGGCGCATGCCGAGGCGGTGGCCAGCGCCTTCCAGGCAGCGGGGATCACTGCCGGCACGGTCACCGGGGAGATGCCGGCGAAGGATCGGGCCGACCTGCTCGCCCGCTTCGATCGGGGCGAGGTGCAGGTCATCACCAACTGTATGGTGCTGACCGAGGGTTTCGACAGCCAGCCGGTCGGCTGCATCATTGTGCTGCGCCCCATGCTCCATCGCGGCACCTTCGTGCAGGCGATCGGGCGCGGGCTGCGCAAGGTCGACCCCGAGCGCTTCCCCGGCGTGGTCAAGACCGACTGCATCGTCCTCGACTTCGCTGGTGCGGCACAGCGGCACGGCTCGATCGAGCACGACGGCATCCTGGCCGACGAGGAGGACGAGGAGGGCGGCAAGCGGCCCTACAAACTCTGCCCGGGCTGCGAAGCCGAGGTTCCGATCGGCACGATCGCCTGCCCTTTCTGCGGCCATGTCTGGGAGCGGAAGCTCTGCGACAAGCGCCCGCTGCAGTGCTTCGGCCTGACCGAGATCGACCTGCTGGACCGTTCGCCCTTCCGCTGGTGGGACATGCATGGCGACGGCCACGCCATGATCGCATCGGGCTTCGATGCCTGGGCCGGCGTGTTCTTCGATGGCGAGCACTGGCACGCCGTCGGCAAACTGCGGCAAGGCCGTCTACGCCATCTCGGGGTCGGCGAGCGTGCCCAGGTCCTGGCAGGTGCCGACGACTTCCTGCGCCAGGCTGAGACCGGGGCCGCCGCCACCAAGAGCCGCATGTGGCTGAACCACCCGGCCAGCCCGCGCCAGCGCGAGCTGCTGGTCAAGGCAGGCGATTCTGATCCGGCGATGGACTTCGGCCTGTCGAAGTATGCGGCGAACTGCCGGCTGAACTTCCTCTGGCACCGGCCACAGATTCTCGCCGCGGTCTTCCCCGGCGGCGTCGGGAGGGCAGCGTGATCCGGGCGATCGATCATGCCGCTCGCACCTGCGCCGCGCACGCTGTGCGCCGTCTGTCGGCGACCCGAGCGCGGCTTTGGCTGGTTCGACCCGACCTCGCTGAAGCCGCCGCGGGCCTCAGTGTCATTCTGCTCCATCACCTGCCAGGCGTTCTGGACGGGCTTGGCCGGGCGGTCGTTCCGCATGGTTGACCTGAGCCAGGAGGAGCGCGCCGCCCTGCGTGCGGCGATGCGCGAGATGGCCGAGGTGATGGCCGAGATCGGCTGGACCACGCCGCTGAACGCGCTGTCGGAGCAGCAGGTGCTGACGCTGGCCGAGGTGGCGGTCGGCGCCTTCCAGGACGCCATGCATGGCGCCGCGTCACCCTCGTCGCCGGAGGTGCCGTTCTGATGGCTGACGACACCCTCGACTTCAACCACCGCCAGAAGCCGCCCACCGCGGCGGAGGCGATCAACGCGCTGATCGACACGGCGCTGGTCGAGGACAACGGCACGCGGGCACGGCGGGAATACCTTGGCGGCTCGCGCCTTGGCGATCCCTGCGCGCGGCGGTTGCAGTACGAATTCCTCGACGTCCCGCGGGATCCCGGCACCGGCTTCTCGGGCCAGACGCTCCGCATCTTTGCCGTGGGGCACGTCTTCGAGGACCTGGCGATCGGCTGGCTGCGGCGCGCAGGGTTCGACGTTCGCACGCGCAATCGCGCCGGCGAGCAGTTCGGCTTCTCCGTCGCGGGCGGCCGCGTGCAAGGGCACATCGACGGCGTGGTGGTCGCAGCCCCCGCTGCGGCCCAGCCCGTGATCCCGGTGCCGGCGCTGTGGGAGTGCAAGTCGGCCAACGCCCGCAACTGGAAAGACATCTCCCGGCGCGGTGTTGCCGCAGCCAAGCCGATCTACGCGGCCCAGGTCGCCCTATACCAGGCCTACATGGGCCTGACCGACGCGCCGGCCCTGTTCACCGCGGTGAACAAGGACACCAGCGAGTTGCACCACGAATTGGTGCCGTTCGACGGGGCGCTGGCCCAGACCGCCAGCGACAAGGCCGTGCGCGTCCTGCAGGCGTCCGACGCTGGCGAGTTGCTGCCCCGCGTTACCACCGATGCGGGTCACATCGAATGCAGCCGGTGCGCCTGGCGCGCGCGGTGCTGGGCGTGAGCGCCGCCGCGATGATCCCGCCACTCCCTGTCGTGCCGGACGCCACCATGATCGCGGCCTATGCCGAGTCGGTGTTCGGCTGGTGCGAGGGCTGGGTTGCGGTCCGGGCGCTGGCCGAAAAGGGCGGACCCGAGCACGCCCCTCACACCCCCTTCCTGCCGGCCGACGCTGGCCTTGCCGAGAAACTGGCGGTCCAGGCGCGTTGGGCGGCCGAAGCCGGTATGGCGCTCTACGTCATTCCTGGCACCGTTGCAGCTCCCGGCCAGGCCAGCGCCGAGCACATCGCGCAGATGCAGGTGGTGCTGGTTGACCTCGACAGTGGCGACATCGCCGCCAAGCGCGACCACCTTGTCCAGCATCTCGGCCAGCCCAGGCTTGAGGTCGCCTCGGGTGGTGTCACGCCGGAAGGCCAGGAGAAGCTGCACCTCTATTGGCGGCTTACCGAGGCGGCCACCGGAGAGGACCTGGCGACGGTCTGCCGGCTCCGCCATGCGATCGCGGCGAAGGTCGGCGGCGATCCCGCCTTTCGTTCGGCGCACCAGCCGATCCGTGTGGCGGGCTCGGTCCACGCCAAGGGTGGGCACCCGCGGCTGGTGGCAATCCGAGAGGTGGGCGGCCGCGACCAGGATCTGACCGAGTTCGCCGAAGCAGTGCTCGCCATGCCGCCGCTCGCCGGCATCGACGCCAAGCTGCCTGCAGATCCTTCGGGTGATCCGCTGGACTTCAATGGGGCCGGCACCAACCGTGGCGGCGTGACCGAGTTGTTCAGCCAGCTGGTTCGGGAAGGTGGGATTGATGGCCTCACCCGTTTCGATGCGCTCTCAAAAATCATCGGCTACTGGATCCGGCGCTGCCAGGATGGCGTCGTCACCGCCGCCCAGGCCTGGCAGGAAATCCAGGACTACAACGCCGCGCGCATTAGCCCGCCCTGGCCCGAGGACAGGCTGCGCCACGAGGCGGAACGGCTGTGGCGCCGAGCCGAAGCCAAGCACCCGGGTGAGCCGGAGCCGGCCAACGCGGCTGGCGGCGCTGGCGACAACGGCGATGGCCCCGACGACCTGCTGCCGATCGGCTTCACCGAGGATGCGCTCGCCGCCGAGTTCAGCACGCTGCACGGCGAGGGCTGGCGACACGTCGCGGTCTGGGGCGCCTGGCTCACTTGGAACGGACTTCGCTGGGAACGCGAGGGCACGCTGCGCGC